TAATTAACATAAATCAATGGGAAATTCAAACAGAGTATTCGTTTCTCCAGGTGTATATACATCTGAGAAAGATTTAACATTTGTTGCACAAAGTGTTGGTGTAACTACATTAGGACTGGTTGGTGAAACTCTTAAAGGTCCAGCTTTCGAACCTATATTAATAACAAATTTTGACGAATTTAAAACATATTTTGGTACAACATCACCATTAAAAGATGGTAATGGCAATCCTAAATATGAACTTTCATATGTGGCTAAATCTTACTTACAAGAATCAAATCAATTATTTGTAACAAGAGTACTTGGGCTAACAGGATATAAACCAGCAAGAACATTTGATATTAAAACATTAGCAGGCGTTAATTATAATCCTGCAATTACTCCGAGTGAACTCGCTCAAGATGGCACTCCTCCATCAGATATGTCGGGCAGCATGTTTTATAGTGATTTATCAGGAAAAACAGCAACCACTGGTGAGAGTATACCAGAATGGTTATCAAATCATTCTTCATTTACTGAGGGTGATTGGTTTACAATAGGATTAGTTTCTGACGCTGCGATAACTGGATATACTTCTGGTAATGAAATTGTAGGACCAATTGGTGATACCACTAGTTATCCTTGGTCTAATGTTTTTTTCCATGAAACAAATGGAGCAGTAGATGGTCTATTTTCTTATCTTTTTACATATACATCTGGTACTTTTACCATATATCAATTTAATTATGAAACTGCTACTGATAATAATTATGGCAATTTAATAGTTGCCGCTTTAAGACCAAGGGGATATTATGAAACAGTTTCATCATTGGTTTTACCCGCAACTGGTATGACAATAACATCTACCACCCTTGAATCAGATGCGTTGAGTGATTTTACAATTAATATCACTACAATTTATGGAAGTACAAAAACATTTACATGTTCTTTAGATGATACATCAACCAAATATATTTCAAAAGTATTAGGGTCTGATGTTTATGACAAAAATTATAATGATTATCCATTATATGTTTATGAAGCATATCCACATTTAATTAATGCTCTTGTTGATCGTGGATTAATAAGAGGATTAAGTACAACAGTAATAACACAGTCTGTTGGTGAAGATTTTATGACCGGATGGGATACCCCATCATCTCCAATGGTTGTTTCTGAAGTTCGTGGTGGAAAAGTCGATGACTTATTTCAGGTTCTTACAATTCCAGATGGAGATTCAGCAAATTACCAAGTTAAAATTACTATTTTAAATATAAACCTCGAAAACGGAGAATTTGATTTATTGGTTCGTGATTTTAACGATACAGATGATAATCAAATTGTTCTTGAAAAATATTCAAGATGTAGCATGAATCCTGAATTACCAGGATATGTAGCTTTAAAAATTGGTACTTCTGATACTAAATATGAATTAAAATCAAAATATATTATGTTGGTAATGAACGAGGAACATCCAACAGATGCTGTTCCTGCCGGATTTAAAGGATTTATTGCTGACACTATATCATCTTCAGTATTAGGTAATGTTATGTATAAAACATATTATTATACCGCTGGAGATGAAGTTACATATACTGATGGAGTACCAGATGATATAGGTACTGATAAGGTTAAAAAAGTATCTTTAGGTCTTTCCTCACAAATGGGATTTGATAGTGATTTATTTAAATATAAAGGAACAAATGCTGGATCGACATCAACTGGGTTCCATTTATCATCAAATGCTTCTTCAATAACTGGTGTTACGATTACGGGATTTCAATATGATTGCACTCCTTACGATTTAGAAGGGACAAGTAAAGGAATGCTTGATGATATATCATATCGTAAATTTACATTTGCTGTATGTGGAGGATTTGACGGATGGGACATTTACAGAAATGTAAGAACTAATGACGATAGATTTATCTACGGTAAGACAACTTATGTTAATAACTGGGATACCAATGGCGGAGTATTTAATCATGATATTGGAAACTCTGACTACTACGCATACATTACAGCTATTGAAACATTTGCAAATCCAGAAGCTGTTGATATTAATGTGTTTGCAACACCAGGACTTAATTTTTATGACCATTTTTCTTTAACTTCACAAGCAATTGACATGGTTGAAACCGAAAGAGCCGATTCACTTTATATTATTGCCGCTCCGAATGTTCATACAGTTGATGAGATTGTTAATATGATGGATACAATCGGATTAGATTCTAATTATTCAGCCGTTTACTGGCCATGGATACAAATTAGAGATAACGATAATTCAACACAGTTATTTGTTCCACCAACAGGAGAAGTTGTTAGAAATATTGCATTAACCGATAATGTATCCTATCCTTGGTTCGCAGTAGCTGGATATTCACGAGGAATTGTAAATGCTGTTAAAGCAGATAAAAAACTAACTCTTGATGAAAGAGATGAACTTTATAAGATGAGAATTAATCCTATTGCCACTTTCTCTGATACTGGTCCAATTATTTGGGGTAACAAGACACTTCAGGTTAAAGAATCAGCATTGGACAGAATCAATGTTAGAAGATTACTCCTGAGAGCTAGGAAGCTTATTTCAGCAGTTGCTGTTAGATTACTTTTCGAGCAGAATGACGAGCAGGTAAGAAACGAATTTACAAGATTGGTTAATCCTATTCTTGAGGCAATTAAAAAAGAAAGAGGATTGTACGATTTTCGTTTGGTGGTTTCAAATGACCCTGAAGATATCGATCAGAACACACTTAGAGGTAAGATCTATATCAAGCCAACGAGATCATTGGAATTCATCGATGTTGAATTTATCATCACCCCAACAGGGGCATCGTTTGAGAATATTTAATCTCAGAATATTTAAAAAGAAAAAAGGTAGGAAACTACCTTTTTTTATTTGAATAAAATTTACCCAGTATTATACTGGTAATAATTTTGTTTTTTCTTTTCTCTTTTAATCTTAATGGTCCATTATTTCTGGATTATATACTGGAACCGCTACTGGGGGCCCATAAATATACAAATTTTTTTTGAAAAAGTCAAATTGATTAAAAAATATTTTTACTTTTTAAGATTTTTTACTGGTATGATGATAGTAATTAAATATTATAGTATTTATAATAATATTAAGAGGACCAAATTTGGACCTATTGTAAATTTACGAAAAAAATTCGATAAAATCAATGGGGAAGTGTTTTTTCAATATTAATATATTTATAAGAATAATAATAAACAAATTAACTAAGATAAAATGGCAGATCTATTAATGAAGATGCCGGTTCCATATGAACCGAAAAGAAAGAACCGATTTATACTAAGATTCCCTTCGAGTCTAGGTATTAATGAATGGTATGTATCAACTGCGGCTAGACCGAATGCAAAAATAGCATCAACAGAAATTCCTTTTCTAAACACATCAACATATGTTGCTGGTAGATTCGTTTGGGAAGAACTGAAAGTAACATTTAGGGATCCAATTGGACCGTCAGCTTCTCAGGCGCTAATGGAATGGTTTAGGTTACATGCGGAATCTGTCACAGGAAGAATGGGATACGCGGCAGGATATAAGAAAGATATTGAACTTGAAATGCTTGATCCAACAGGAGTTGTAGTTGAAAAATGGATTCTTCAAGGTACATTCCTCACAAGTTTGGATATGGGGAGTTTGGATTATGTTGATGATAAACTAGCCGATATCAGTGTTTCTCTTCGAATGGATCGTTGTATACAGGTTTACTAAAAATTTACTATTGATATTGTTAGAAAATTCCCGTATATTATTCATATATGGGAATTTTTATGCCTAAAACTGAAAAAGAAATAATTATTTATAAAGATATAAAATATGGAAGAACTTAAAATTGACCCGACAATCGCATACGATGTTGTGGAATTACCAAGTAGAGGTATACACTATGCTAATAAAAAAAAATCTGTTAGAGTATCATATTTGACCGCTGCAGATGAAAATATTTTATCATCACCAAATTTAATATCATCTGGTAATGTTGTCAGTGAATTATTGAAAAGAAAGATATTAGATAAAGATTTATTATTTGAAGATATTGTTGAAGAGGACAAAAGAGCAATATTAATATTTTTAAGGAGCACCGCGTTTGGACATGAATATAATATGACATTAGTTGATCCAAAGACATCTGAAAAATTTTCTGTTGTTTTAGATCTATCAATATTAAAAATGGAAGATTTTACATTAATTGAAGATGTAAATGGTGAATATCCATATTATTTGGAAAAAAGTGGAGTTAACATTACATTTAAATTTTTAACACAAAAACAAGAAGATGAAATTGAAAAAATAAAAACCAGCTGGAATGGACAGGGCGTTGCTCCTGTAATTACAAAAAGGCTTGAAATGATGATAAAATCTATCAACGGGAATAGAGATATGATGGAAATACATAATTTTATTGAAAGTAAATTACCAATATCAGATTCGCATGAATTCAAAAAATATGTTAATGATCATAAACCTAAATTAAACTTAATTCAAACAGTAGAAACCCCCTCAAAGGAAATGATCCAAGTTGAAATCGGATTTGGGGCGGAATTTTTTCGCCCTTTCTATGGATTATAAAAAAAACCAATTAGATGAAATATTATTCTTAGTTAACAGACATTTTTCATATTCTGATATTATCTCTATGCCAGTATATTTAAGACGATATTTTAGAGATTATATATTAGAATTAGAAAATAAAGAATAATGTATTTATTAGTATGGCAATGGATGATCTAAGATTACAAGCTGCGGCTAGAAAAACATTAGCTGATTTTACAGATGAATGGTTAGCTCAAGGAGGGAGAGATGACGGCCCTGTTATTAATACGCAATTTGAGGCATATAAAGCGCATAAAGGATCATTTAATAGAGGATTAACATCCGATAAAGGAAGTAGTGGGAATCAGTATGGAAGTTCAACCAGAGGTACTGGATATGTTGATAGACTATTAAAAACCCAAATTAGGCCTGAAGCGGGTGATGAGGGGGAATTTCGAAGCTTAGAAAAGGGACTTAGTGCCTTTTTTGATCAACAAGGTAAATTTCGAGGATGGAAAGGTAGCATTAAAGAGATGGGAGAACTCTTTAAAGATGAAATTGAATTACATTTGCAACAACAAAATGACCTTTTAGCCGATATGAGTAAGAATACTGGAATAGTGGGTCAATTAGGTCACGAATTCCGAGAAGAAATTATGGCGGCATCTCCGTTCGCCGAATCATTAGGCATTAGTTTTCAAGAATTAAGAGAATCTGTTACAGGGCTAGTCGGTGAGTCTGGAAAATTTAAATTGCTTAGTGAAGACACAATTAAACAAATGGAGCTTGCTAGCGTTTTTACTGAGGATATGAAGGCTTTCGCTGGAATGGGAAAAGATTTTGAAAAAATTGGTTTAGGGGTTAGTGATATGTCGAGAGAAATTGATAAAGCAGGACATAGTGCATTAGAAGTAGGGTTAAACGCTAGACTAACAACAAAAATGATAGATGAAAATTTATCTAAAATAAATGCTTATGGATTTAAAAATGGAGTAGCGGGATTAAACAATATGGTTCAGAAATCTGTAGAGTTTAGAATGAATATGAGTGAAGTTTTTAAATTAGCAGATGCTGTGTGGGATCCAGAAGGTGCGTTAAATGTTGTTGCTAATTTACAAATGATAGGAGGAGCATTTGGAGATTTAAACGACCCGATTAAATTAATGTATATGGCAACAAATAATGTTGAAGGATTACAGGATGCGTTACAAGGGGCAGCAAAAACATTAGTAACATTTAATAACGAACAAGGAAGATTTGAAATAACAGGGGCAAATTTGAGAAGAGCCCATGAAATGGCCAAGACATTGGGTATTGATTTTACAGAATTAACAAACGGAGCAGTTGCAGCAATGGAAAGAACAACAGCGGCATCAGATTTAATGTCTGCTGGACTTATTATGGATGATAAGGATAGGGAATTTTTGACCAATTTAGCTCAAATGAAAGAAGGAAAAATGGTTATTGAAGTTCCACCAGATTTAAGAAAACAATTAGGGGTTTCTGCGGACAATACAGCGGTTGCTCTCGAATCTATGACGGCAGAACAGGCAAAAATGTTATTAGACCAAAGAGATGCTTTTAAAAAGATGACAAGTGAAGATTATGCAAGATCACAAGTTAGTCTTTTACAAAATATTGATAGGGATCTTTCTTTTATCAGAGCATCGATTAGAGTTGGAATGGGGCAAGCAGCAGGAGAAGCTCTCGAAGAAATTCCGGGATTTGATAAAGATGTAATTAGTAATGAGAGTAAAAAAATAAGAGATAAAGCGGTTGCTGGTATATTAGATGCTAAAGATTTTTTAGTGGAAAAAATACATGGAGTAATGAAGCCTGTGGGTGGTACGCAAAGTGGCGTGGTTTCATCAAAGGGAGAAAACATTCAATCTTCGACTATGTCAGCAGCAGATATTAAAAACGAAGTCAATAAAAAGACAGAGACTACAGAATCTACGAAACCTATGTCATTAAAAGAATTTAATGAAAAAAAAATGGTGATTGAACATCATCATATTTTTAAAACAAGTCAACCAATATTAGATCAAATTTCAAGGGAATGGATGAGATGGACAAAGCCAATTCCAAAACGCGGAGAATTTACGGAAAATCCTATAGACTGGCAATAGGTTTAAATTATATTTTTATCTAAGTTGTATTTATATTTAAAAGAATACGATGCCAAGTTATCTAGATTTTGATACAACTAAACAATTCAGAGATTTTATTATTGGTAAAACGCTAACAGTTCCAAATGGCCCGCAGTCATTTACTAATGCCACATATACAATTCAAAGTACAACTGATATGTCAAATGTTGATCCTGGGGCTGTCGATACTAATAGACAACAAGATTTATTACAACCACAAACATCAAATGTCTTTAAACCTGACGATTATTCTGTAACAGAGTATATTGAAACTATTCCAAGGAAGGCTAATCTTGATTTATATCCATATTTTGTAAATGGACAATATCATAGTTTTATTAGTATTATGGCAACATCAAGTTACGAGACCGAATCAGAACTAATGAAATTTGCAGCATGGAATATAAAAGAAAATCCTGAAGGACCGTTTTTTGCGAGATTACAACAGAATTTATATCGTACAACAGTTGGCAGAGTTCGATTAATTGACGCTTTAGAAGGAAATACTGCAACGGCAATTAACATTATAACAGGAAAAGAACCATTAGTTGAAAGTAATTCAAGAATTACGGTTGCTAGTACATTGGTAGGTAAGGGTATTGATTTCTTACAAACAGTAGCAGGTGTTGAGTTTCCATGGGTAGAAATTCCTGGTGATTATTTGTCAGATCCTAAAAACCCCACAACTAATTTTAGGCCAACAGCGACAAGTGAAGCTGGTCGACTATATCAGGATCTAACAGGAGGATTAGGACAATTACTTGGAATTCAACGAAGACCAACGACAACACGAAAGCCGTCTGATTTGTTTATTGAATATATGGGAGAAAGACAGAAATCAACATTATTTGATAATCTCTCATTTTCAACATATGCTCCAGACTATACCACAACCGCAAGATCACAAAATACATCGAAACTATATAACTATGTCGACCAATTTGCTGAAAGTTTTAAAAATATGTTAGGATTGGAGGCTCCGAAAGGAAAAGGATATATTGGCGACGATAGGGGTAATGATGTAAAATATGCTATGGGCGACTTCAATGATAGACCTGTTAGGAGTAACTATTATTTGAGTTTATTATTTGATCCCATACAAGCTCAATTATTTCAGAGAAAGAAAAACATTGGAGAAGGAGGGGGTATTGGAGGTAAATTAACATGGATAAGTTCTAAGTCAAAAAATAAATTAGGAGAAAATAACGCCGAATTCTCATCAGAAAATTCTCAATTTAATGAAACATTATCAACCAATTATCCATTTAGAGAAGATTCAATATTAGGATTAACACAATTAATACTTGAAACGATGCCTACCGATGGTGGAGCATCTCGTTCGCATGTAGCTAATGTTATAGATCAAACTAGCAGAATCTTCCGAGAAGGAGATACAATGTTATCAAGGGGATCTGCGGTAAAATATGTGGATAAATTTACAAAAGCCGAAAGTGGAGTCGAATATTGTCGTGTATGGACAAAAGATAGATCATATATGAATAATTCTGATACGATGAAAAAGACCACAAATTCGAGAAAATTTGAAAGTAGTGTATTATCAACGCCATGGAATTTAAATATATACCCAAATTCAAATGGAAACGCTGGATTTGATGGATCAACAAATATCTCCCAAGGTGGATTTAATAACAAAACAAATAAATTTGAAAGCGGAGGCGGTGGATTTTTTGCTAAGAAATATATGTTTTCAATTGAAAATTTAGCTTGGAAATCATCAAATAGACCTGGATTAACATATAATGATTTACCATATTGTGAGAGGGGTCCAAATGGAGGTAGAGTTATGTGGTTTCCGCCATATGATTTAAAAGTTACAGAACAGAATTCAGCCAAATGGGAAGAAAATGTTTTTTTAGGTAGACCTGAGCCAGTTTATACATATCAAAATACATCTAGAAGTGGAACAATATCATTTAAAGTTATCGTTGATCATCCAAGTATATTAAATCTTTTAGTAAAAAACCATTTTAAAAATATGTCAGATGAAGAATCGGATAATTATATAAATGCGTTTTTTGCTGGATGTATTGATGTTGATTTTTATGGGTTGATAAGAAAATATACAACATTAACGCCCGTTGATGTTGAAGCAATTAAAGCATATTTAAATCAGAATAAAGATCCAGAAACTGTTAAAAGGTATGTACCGATATTTGACCCCATGCCAGATCCTGTTGTTCCAACAAATGAATCGTCATCAGAAGATTTTTCTACCAATTTAAAATTTGATAATGACGCGCCAGGCAGCAATCCTGGTTTATATTCTAGTAATGATTATCAACAACTATATGATTCCTATATAGGTTCAAAAACAGCATATCTTGGTATGTTAACAACAGGATTAAGTAAGTTAAACGACAAAAGAGCTGGTCAATGGATCAGTTTGAGCGGATATACAGATTATAGAATTCTAACAGGACTACCCGATGATGCCCCTATGCCAGATAATACTCAATTCAGTAATATGATTACTGAGGTTAATAAAAATGCCGAGGAAGGATTTTCAACTTTAGAAACACAATATAGTGACTTTAGTAATAAATTAGCAACACTAAAAGAGAAGTTATCAAAAAATGAGGTTAAAGAAATAAAAGTTACTTTATCATCATTAACATCAGCAGTCCACGATGACAATTATAATTTAAAACTCTCATATAGAAGAAGTGATAGTATTATAAAAGATATATTAAATAAAATATCAATAAATGCTCCAGAATTTACATGGGGAGAAACGGTAAAAGATTCAGACAAAACAAAACAAGAAAGACCAATAAAGTTTTCATTTAAAGAATTAGGGTACAATGGGGAAGGGTCGTTTATAATTGATTTTATTAAAAATAATGGTGAACAAGGAAAAAGCAGTGAAGGAATAGATTGCAGTAATAGAAATTTGCCTGTAATACACGAATTAAAAATAACGGCGCCAGCAACATTTGCATGTAGAGAATCACAAGTTACAGTATCATATACAAATCAATCAAAAGATACGCCGCCAGTAGAAGTGCCAGCAAGAAAGCCACAATTAGTTGAAGTTACTGATAGTCCTGATACTGGATCTAATAAAATTCCGCCAATTGACGAGATGAAGGTTATAATAATGAAAACCTTATCTGAATGTTTTTATTTTAAGAAACTTGAAGAAGAATCACCCGTACAATTTTCATCATTAAAAGAAAAATTAAGATATTTTCATCCCGCATTTCATTCAATGACACCCGAAGGATTAAATGCAAGATTAACATTTTTACATCAATGTGTTAGGCCAGGAGATACATTACCAATTAAAGGATTGTCAGATCAAAGTGATTTAAATGCGAGAAATACAACATTTGGACCTCCGCCAATTCTTGTGATGAGAATAGGTGATTTTTATCACTCAAAAATTATTGTTAGGGATTATAATGTAGAATTTGAACAAAATATTTGGGATCTTAACCCAGAAGGAATTGGTGTGCAGCCAATGATAGCTAATGTCACTCTACAGGTTAGTTTTATCGGTGGTCATGGATTGGAAAAACCAGTTGAACAACTACAAAACGCATTGTCATCTAACTTCTACGCTAATACAGAAATGTATGATCCGAGATCAACGGCAACCGAAGATCGAAGCAAATATACAAAAGAATTTCTGGAAGGATTATTGTCGGATTATAAAGAAAAGCCGAATCCCGATTCACAGGAAATACCTCCAACAGAAACTAAAATTACAGAAGGTACATATATTGGAGCTTTAAGTATACTTAGTGTTGTTCCTCCCGTAATAAAAACATTGACATACGATGATCTGGTAAATGGCTTGTTTCAATCAACACAAGAATATTATAAGAATTATGAAGAATCATATCATAGTATATTCAAAGAATATGACACAAAAGTATCCTCTATGATATTATCACCAACATACAGAACAATAAAAAATTATAATATACAGATAGGTGGAGGTAATACAGAAACAGTTGAATTTTTAGGAAATTATAGATCAAATAATGAGTTAGAAATGTTAGCAAGAGATTTTCAAGTAAAATTAGAAGATAAAATTATAACAGAAAACATCAGTATAATTTTTGAATTTAATAAAGAAATGACTAATGGACAATTAGATAAATCTGAACGAATATTAAAACCAAAAGTTAAAGAGCTTATAGGTAAAGTAATTGATGGAATAATAGGAAATTCTGATGTTAAAAATGTTGAAATAAATCGAAATAGAGTTATTGTTGCATTAGATAAGTTAAATTTTATTGTTGAAACATTATATGATGGTAAGATTTCTATGAAAGATAAAACATATGTTGCAGCGAGTTTAACTGGATTTACATATGATAAACTTTATAACTCATATAGTAATGTCATAGATTTCATGAAAGAAAATCAATCTAAATTTTATGAAGATCTCGATGAAACTTATGTGTTTAGCCGAAACACAACAATGACATCAAATGATTTTTCTTATTTTCTTTCAGTTTTATTGAAAGGATATAAAACTGATATTTTGGATATCTATAAAAAAGATACTGTTTTCGAGAAGGTAATACCTAGCATCGAAAAGAGATTAAATAAGTTTATGTCATCAGATCCAAAAGAGAAAAATTTTAGAATAAAAAAATATCCAATGAGAAAAGATAATAATAAACTTACATTTACTATTGGAGATGAAACACATGAATTTAGTGCAGAAGAAAAAACAATGTTAGAAAATGTACATAGAACTAGCGGAAATAAAACAACAAGCATCTTAAATTATTTTAGATAATGAATAACCAGTATTTTGACCGATATCAATATTTTGTTGAAGACGGAAAATTTAAAATTATTCCAGGACTTGAGATACCTATTAAATCAACTGATAAGTATCTTCAATATAAACACGCCAAAGATAGGTTCGATAAATTATCGCAGGAATATTATAATTCACCGTTATTTGGATGGTTAATATTACAAGCAAATCCATTATTTGGAGGTATCGAATTTTTAATCCCTGATAATTTTTTAATTAGGATTCCATTTCCGCTTGTCCCGTCTTTACAAGATTACAAAAAAGCTGTAGATTTGTATAAACTATATTATGGGGAATAATAATTTAAAAACCGCGAATGACATATTAGTAAAAGTTGATCAAAATAATCTTATTTATATCGACCCTAATAGTGTTGTGTCTAATGGTTTGGCCGTCCCAAGAAGTGTAGAACCTGAAAATCTTGTGATGTATGTTAATTTGGAAGCGGATCTGGTCCCCCGTACTACATTGATTTCAAGTGATCCTGAAAATACATTATTATCCATTGCTAAAGGGACATTAAATTTTATGAAAAATCCTAATGGTAGGGATTTTGACACCAAATGGACAGATGCATATACTGATGTTCGAGAAAAATCATCAAGTTCAACATCATCAAAGATTGATCCCGCTGCTACTACATTTATTCAGAACGATTCATCTGGTCAGAGTTTTGGTATTGATAATATAACGATACAAGTTGCAGGGGCAAACTTTGTTCCTAAAGTAGTAATAAAATTCATAGATGCCAGAGGAAAAACGCTATTTGATTCACCTTCAGATTCTCCATATGCCGCTTTCTTTCATTTACCTTGGCCAATATTTTATTTAACAGTTAAAGGATATTATGGAAAAGCTATAAAATATAGATTGCATATGATCAAATTCAATTCGAGATATAATCCAAGTAATGGTAATTTTGAAGTTGAAACAACATTTATTGGGTCAACATATGCTTATTTGGCAGATATATCATTGGAAGCGGTATTAAATGCTCCATATTTTTACATATCGGAAAATGCAAATGTTACTAAGTTTAATGAACAAACGGGATATTATGATGTAACTGTTAGTAAATCAACAAAAGGATACCGAGTGTTAAAATCGGTGTATCAAGAATATATAAATAAAGGATTATTACCAAAAGATTTTCCTGTAAAAACGCTTAGAGAAATCATTATTATTGCGGGTAGGTTAAATAAAATTCTGGAAAGAGAAATATTTGATAAAACAGTAGATCCGAAAATTTTATCAGGAGTAAAGGAGTACGAAGAACAAATACAAAACTTTGCGATGTCGATAGAGGGATGGCAAAAGAGTAATATGGAAGTTGTGCCTGATTATTTTACAACAGAAGCAAAACGGCCAGGTACGGATGAATATATACGCTGGTATAAAATGTCTGGAAAAGAAAAAAACACCCTAGTTTCTGTTACAGGAAATACCACGACACTAACTCTCGAGCGTAGAATAAAAAATTATGTCGATCTCTTAGAAAAGAATCAAACATTTGGGGTCGGAAGAGATAATAAATTAATTAAAAATGACAGTTTTAAAATTAAAGTTATATCTCTCAACGCATTAAAAACCATATCAAATTTTTACACACTTAAAGATGGAACATATGGTATTAATATCGATGGAATATTTGATATCATTAGTACTATCGAAACTGACTTCGTACAACAAAGAAACAAATTAGAAACCGATATCGAAGAAAAAATGAATGAAATTGTTCGTAACAAAGATCTCGGAATTGGATTTGAACCTACAATTAGAAATATCGTGGGGGTTTTGCTTGCCAACGCAGAAACATATATCAGGTTGATGAAAGATGTACATAAGAAAGCATTCGATCAAGCACAGACAAGAAAAAAACTACTCGAAAGCGTATCAACAGATAGTATCGGAGAAGCAATATATCCGTGGCCAGAAATTAAAGCGCGTAATTCTGGTGGTAAGGAATTAGTTTTAATATATCCTGGTGGCAAAGAGATGGGAGATAAATTACAGGCATCAAATACAGTATTATGGCCTGAGGTCGATTTCGTTGAGAACTTTTATGAAGTTGCAACAAAAAAAGCAGATAATTTAACAACAAAAGAAGGTAGCCCAGAAAATATAAATTATATTTTTGGAACATCGATCAACATGTCCAAAAAAGATATAGGGGTACTAACTAACATATCTGATTATTTACCATATGGTGATAAATCGCCTAGTTCTATTTTATATGAAATATATGAAAGAGCAAAATATACCACAGCATTAAATCCATTTAGTAATGATGTGATGATGGAGTTGGGAGATGTCGAATTCGAAAATCTACAAAATCAAATAAGTGAAGATGTTGATGTCGTAGATATATTAAAATCATATGTTACAAATTATGATAATTTACTTTATTATATGGGAGCATTTTCACCATTTGAGAGATATCCATATTATCAAGATCAATTACCGACGATTTCATATATTAAAGATGTTATAGCACAGGATTATAGTATAAGCAAATATCAACTCAATTATGAGAATCCAACTAATGAAGATCAATATCCAAAATTAACGGCATTTTTACCAAACTACAAACCTGAGTCATATAGAACAAAAATATATCCATTTAACTCAACAACTTATTTATCTTATACAAATAACAGTTTTGATATCAAAAATTTATATTTAAATAAAATTTTAGAGGTTAAAGCTCCTAAAGATTTTATCGCGTCACCAATTAATTCATCTATATGGGTTAAAGATGGATATACATCTAATTTATTTACTAATACAATAAAAATAGGGGAGCAAAACAAACATATTTTAAATACTCCATATTTTCATAAACAACTATATAATGATTTTACTGTCTCTCAGTCACAGGGAAAATATGTTGGATCGGCCTATCTGCTTTTAAATTCTTTACCATTTAAAGATTTAGATGATAAAGTAAACGGAACAGACACATTAGCGTCTACAGTTTTTAGGGAGATCGGAGCAAGTCATTATATTCCATATCATTTAATGTTAAAATGGGGATCAATGTATCATAGATATAAAAGATATATTAATGATAGCGTTGACATTATTAATAATGTAACAGATCCAATTGATGGGGATTTATATTTTGATAATGATTTAAATAGAGTTTATACGGGTAGTACAGACTCAGGAGTTGACACAATAGATAGATCAAATTTAAATGATGTGGGAGTTCACCCATTTTATGATACCGTATTTCATCAAATAGCCAATGGTTATGCGTTTTTTGATTTTGTATCTGGACCAACTGGGTATTCTCAGACAATTTATAATGAAATAACTAATCGATCAGGAAGTACAATAACAAGTTATCGAGAATCTATGGGTGGGTATGCGTGGTCAACATTTATTGATGAGTCAAAATTTACAACAACAGATAAAAGGTATACATTATTACCATGTAATGGATATAATGATATAGATGTAAATAATTTTATTGAATCCGAACAAGAAAATTTTAGGATTTTATGGAATATTGGGACTCAATATTCATCAGAATATGCATATTATTCAGGATATACATTTCCAACGGCTTATGAGTATTTCAAATTAACAGGCGGCACATATTCATTATCAACAAATTATAGAAAAGTAATTGATTTAATTGCAACATTTAAGCCAGATATTTTGGATATGTTTGAACAGGCATTTTTGGATTTTGCAAGTGGAAAGTATAATGAAGAAATTCCGTATAAGCTGTATGATGTAAAATATGCAAAATTTCAAGATCTATTAAAAGACATTGTTTCGGTAGCAAAAGACGATACCGACCCAGAAGATACTAAGGGATTATTAACTAGAGTTAAAGAAAAACAATCGGTAAGTTTAGGCGACATAACATTTAATATGTTATCAACTGAGAGCTTAGTAAGAATTTCATTGGCAAATCCTAGAGAAATTGATAATTACCTTTTAGGCCAATTTACCAGTACAGGATCTACTATAAATGAATTTGACATATCGCAAATCGCTGGTAATACTGATAATATAAAATTATACTTGGGCGAGGATTTAGATGGATATTATCAAGATTTCTTTTCAGTAAACAACATCGAACTAAGTGAAGAAAACATAAAACAATTTAGGTCTTTAATTTATATGTATGCTGGGTTGAGGGCCAACGGAGATACACCAACAAAAGAGAGATTTGTCATATATGTACAAGATAACATTACATCGCCGCAGGCAATTAAAATCGATTCAACGAGTGTTAGTGGCCCCGATAAAAGATTGGAATTGTTTTTAAATCAATTAATACATAGAATCCAGATAGATTTAAAAAGTGAAAAAGTAGAAAAGATAAGTAAAAAGAGAGGATACAGTGATGATCTTCTTAAATTAGAGTTATATAATATGTTCAAATCATTTAATGATAAATGGACATCTGGAAATTCAATAGGTCAAAAAACATTAATGGAAGAATTTTTATTCTTGGACAAAGCAAATAGAGATATTGGTGATTCTGTTTATATTGATATGGAGAAATTAACCAGATTAACCGCAAAGGGGAATGAGAAAATTAATTTATTTAGCGCACTTAGTCTTTTAGTTCAAGATACCGGATTTGATATCAGAGCATTGCCAGCATATGTTAATTTTTATGGCTCGAATTTTTCAAACACAA